TTTGAAGTGGCCTGTAGTGAGTGTAAAGACAGGTATTGCAGGTTCTTGTAAAGACATAGAAGAAAATTACGAATATCTTATGAGCTTTGAGAATATTATCATAGCTTTCGATAATGATGAACAAGGCAGAAAGTACTCTAAGAAAGCTGCTGAGTTGCTTTCTCCTAAAGCTAAAATTATGCGTATGCGTTATAAAGATGCTAACGAGTATATAACGAATAATTGTGAAGAGAATTTTGAAGCTGATTGGTGGAATGCTGAAGTATACGCACCTGATGGTATTGTAGCAGGGGCATCCTTATGGGATACTTTGATAGAAGGGCCAATTAAAGCAGAAGTTGATTATCCATTTAAGGGTATCAACAATATGACATATGGAATACGACGAGGAGAATTAGTAACTATCTGTGCAGGTACAGGAATTGGCAAGTCCAGTTTTTTACGAGAGATAGTGTATCACATATTTAAAGAGACTTCTGACAACTTAGGGTTGATGTTCATGGAAGAAAGTGTTCGTACTACTGCAGAAAGTATTATGAGCATATACTTGAATAAACTGTTACATCTTCCTGATTGTGAGTATACTAAAGGAGAATATAAAGATGCTTTTGATAAAACTATGGGAACTAGTAGATTCTATTTCTTTGACCATTTCGGATCAAACACAATCGAGAATATTATATCACGTATTCGTTACCTTGTTCGTGCTCTGGGTTGTAAGTATATTCTTCTCGATCATATATCTATATTGGTGAGCGCACAAGACAGTACTTTAGATGAGAGAAAGACAATCGACTCTTGTATAACAAAGCTACGTACGTTAGTGCAAGAATTGGGCATAACTTTATTTTTAGTATCGCATCTACGAAGACCCTCTAATGGTTCACATGAAACAGGTTCTGTTAATGTAAGTTTAAGTGATTTAAGAGGCTCTCACAGTATAGGTCAATTAAGTGACATTGTCATAGGATTAGAGCGCAACGGACAAGCTGATTGCGTAATAGAACGACACACAACATATGTACGAGTTATAAAGAATAGGTTTTCAGGTTTGACAGGATTATGTACAAAGTTACATTATGATTTTAAAACTGGGCGTATAAAAGAAGCTCCTTTGATAGACGGTGATCACGTAGATGAGTTATGATAAAGAACAAAAGTTTTTAGATATCTCTAAATATATTAAAAAAATTAAAAAATCTAAGATGAAAAAACAAATAGCTAAAAGAAGAAGAATTTTTAAAAAGAAAGGATAAAAAGATTATGGCTGTCAGTGAAATGAAAAAAAACATATTGCGTGTATTACGCCATGAAATGCTGCATTTAATAAGAAAATATAAATCTATGGAACAAGACGGTGGGCGTTACAATACTGCGGCGAATGTTCTACAAGAGCGTATAGATGAATTATTAGATGGCGAACAAGATTGGCGGTAACAGCATATTATGCCTTTATTACACCAACACAGATTTTCTGAACTAGATCCTTCAAGTAATCCTAACGTATATTATATACACATGGAGAATTACAAAAAGCAAGGCGGGGACATAATAACAAAGACTTTAAGAGGTAGTCAAAATAGTCTCTCTTTAACTGTAAAGAAAGCACACGGTAAGACTATAAACACATACTGGGATGATAGCGACTTTCCGTGGCTTGTCACTCATCTCGATAAAGAATTTGACAATATAGAACGAGTGCTTAATATAAATCATACAGTCGTGTTCTTAGAAGAAACTGTTAACTCTTCTGTAGAATATAACGAGGATTATTTAAAAAAGAAAAGCAAGAAGTTACACAATTATATAAAGGATAGGTGGAGAAGAATAATATCTTCATACGAGCCTAAAAAGATATATGCCACTACACCATAGTATACGTTACCGTTCTGGTTTTGAAGTTCAATTTGCTAATGATTTAAAAAAACGTAGAATTCCTTTTAAGTATGAAAATTACAAAGTACTGTATGTGCCTAAGATACGTACGTATACTCCTGATTTTTATATAGAAGAGTTTGATTTTTTTATAGAAACAAAAGGATGGTTTAATGCAAGAGACAGAGTAAAACATCTTTTAATAAAAGAACAATATCCTGATTTAGATATTCGTTTTATATTTTCAAATCCCAATAACAGGCTTGACAAAGCATCTGTAACAACTTATGGTGGGTGGTGTGAAAGATACGGTTTTTTATACGGTAAAGACAGGATACCCGACGAATGGATGATGACAACGAAAAAAAAGAAAAAAAGATCAAGAAATCTGCAAAAACTAGTAAACGTCTCAAAAAAGACAATAAAGAAAAAGAAATAAAAGAGCACGATAAAGCTAATGAAGAAGTTTTAAATAGGTTTGAAGAAGCAACAAGTGCGTTAGATAAGCTTGATGAAATAATAAGTTCTTTGTCAAAAGCTGTTAAGCCACAAAGAGTTTTTCTTATACTTGAAGAAACTCGTTCTAATGCTGATGGTGCACCTACAGGTGGTTTTAATGTATCAGTTTTAGACCAAACTTCTAGAGTCCAAGAAAATAATCAAGAGAGTGTTTGCACAATTATGGCGGCAGGTATCGTTGCATTACTTGACGAAGCTTGTGATTTTATTTATGATAGAGGGGCAGAGTACTTAGGAGATAGAGAAAAAGAACGTGACTACGATAAAGCTTTACAAGAGGTTGCAGAGAGGAATAGTAAAAATACAAAAGATAAAAAAGGAAACGGATCTGATCCTAACAGTAACATAGTTTTCTTTAAAGATCACAAGAAGTATACTAACCCTCATAAAACAGAACCTGTCCTTCCGAAAGTAAACTTTAAAAGTAGTGATGAACAGTTAGAGATTAACTTTACACTAGACGATAATGTTAATCTTTCTTATGATGATGATGAAGATGATGATGATGATGGAAACACAAAACATTAAATGCTCTGTAACTGCTGATACTGATGCTTCTAAAGAAGATATAGATGAAGAGGTAGATCATCCTGTACACTATAAGCTTAACGAGAATGGAATAGAGTGCATAGATGCTATAGAAGCTACGATGGATTTCTACTCTTTTCAAGAATACTGTAGAGGAACTGTGATGAAGTATTTATGGAGATGTAATTATAAGAATAATAAATTAAAAGATTTAAAAAAAGCTTCTTGGTATTTAAATAAGATTATATCAAACATAGAAAAAAATGGTGACGGAATATAAAAAAATGAGCGAACAGACTATTATAGACCTTCCAAGTGTCTACCAAACTTTCATCCATAAAAGTAGGTATGCTCGTTGGTTAGATAGTGAAGGTAGACGAGAGAATTGGAATGAAACTGTAGAACGTTATCTCTCGTTTATGTGGGAGAATACTCCCGTAGTACAATTAGGAAAACAAAATTCTATATTTAACGAATTAAAAGAGGCAATTATTAATTTGCAAGTCATGCCCTCGATGAGAGCGTTGATGACTGCTGGCCCTGCTTTGAAACGAGAGAACATAGCAGGTTATAATTGTTCGTATATACCTATAGACAATCCTAGATCATTTGATGAAATAGTGTACATTCTTATGAATGGCACTGGAGTAGGTTTTTCTGTAGAGAAGAAATTTACTGATATGCTGCCATCTATCCCTGAAGATGGTTTTGAGATAACAGATGACACAATCTCAGTAGCAGACAGTAAAGAGGGGTGGGCTAGGAGTTTTCGTGATTTGATTAGTTACCTGTACACTAATCGTATCCCTAAAGTCGATTACAGCAAAATACGTCCTGCTGGTTCTAGATTGAAGACTTTTGGTGGGAGAGCTTCTGGCCCTACTCCGTTAGAGGATTTATTCAATTTTACTATACAAGTATTTAAAAACGCTAAAGGAAGAAAGCTATCTTCCCTAGAGTGTCACGACATAGTTTGCAAGGCAGGGGAAGTTGTAGTATCCGGCGGTGTTAGACGCTCTGCGCTACTCTCCTTGAGTGACTTTGACGACACTCGTATGCGTCACGCTAAAGCAGGTGATTGGTGGACTAACGAGCCTCAACGTGCTCTAGCGAACAACTCTGTATCATATTCTTATCGCCCTAATGCTGAAGCGTTTATGCAAGAATGGTTAGCATTGGTTATGAGTAAATCTGGTGAGCGTGGAATATTCAATAGAGCTTCTGCACAGAAACAAGCATCACGCTATGGTCGTAGATCAAACGAAGTTCTTTACGGAACTAATCCGTGTAGTGAGATAATATTACAACCTAATCAATTCTGTAATTTAACTGAAGTTATCTGTAAGCCTGACGATACTAGAGAAACTTTGTTGAAGAAAGTTGAATATGCTACAATCTTAGGAACTCTTCAAGCAACGTTGACTGACTTTCACTATATTCGTAAACGTTGGAAGAACACTACAGAAGAAGAACGCTTGTTAGGTGTTTCACTTACAGGCTTGATGGATAACAAATTATTAAATACACCAACACAACCTTTAACTAAACTACTCAACGAACTAAGAGAGAAGGCTGTTACGGTTAATATAAAGTGGGCTGATTTACTTGATATACCCCGATCAGCCGCAGTTACTTGTATTAAACCCTCTGGTACAGTAAGTCAATTAACCGACTCAGCAAGTGGTATACACGCTCGACATTCTCCCTACTATATCAGGACTGTCAGAGGAGATAATAAAGACCCTTTGACAATGTTTCTGAAAGAAGCAGGTATACCCAATGAGCCAGATGTTATGTCTCCTGAGTACAATACAGTCTTCTCTTTCCCTGTAGCTTCACACAGTAACGCTGTCTTCAGAAAAGACTTATCCGCTATTGACCAACTTAAAATGTGGTTAACATATAGCGAACACTGGTGTGAACACAAACCATCAATAACTGTGAGCGTTAGAGATGAAGAGTGGGTTAGCGTAGGTGCGTGGTGTTATGAAAACTTTGATAAACTTAGTGGAGTTAGCTTTCTACCTTATTCAGACCACACGTACAGACAAGCTCCTTACCAAGAGTGCACTAAAGAAGAGTATACTAAACTTAATAAAGATATGCCTAAGACTATAGATTGGAAATTATTGAGTGAGTATGAAAATAGCGACATGACAAAATCTTCACAGGAATTAGCGTGTTCTGCAGGGTTTTGTGAATTAACGGACATTTAAATTATTATTATTATTATTATTATCACAAGTAAATTATGAGAAAAGCTGAAACAATACTATCTGAAGTGAAGGTGTTTTTAAACAGTGAAGGGAACGTCGAAGTTGAATACTCCAATGTTCCCCCTGATGATTTTGTTAAAGAGATGAATAACAAACTACCTGAGTATGCTAACACCTATCCTATTTATAATTTTATGAAAAGATTAAATGTATTGACAAATTCGTATTACGATAACGTCAATAAACTACTTTCGTAAGAATTTAGAAAATCCTTTTATACCAAAAGATGCAGAGATGGCAATCATAAGGCCGTTCTGATACCAATCAGGTAAGGTGTCTAGTACGTGAAAACCTCTTTGTACTATGTCTTCCATTCCCGGTATGAATACTAGTATAGCGGGTACTGTTAACACAATAACAAGATACTCGTCTTTCCAGCTATCGTCACTGGCTTCAGCCATAGCTTTTTCCCACTCCATCTCACCTGCAGCGATCTTTTTGTGTACTTCAGCTTCTGCTTCAGCTTTAGCGACTTTAACTCGTGACTTAGCTTTAGCTTCTTGTAGTTTACTTTCCATCCACGTACCGCCTATGCTACTGACGGCACTTAGTATTGGACCTATTAATGGTATCATTGTATGTTCATCTCTCTTTTTTGTTGCTCTAACAAGTTATCTAAAGAAAGGTCAGGTGAAGGAACTGTTGACTTTGGTGCTATATTAATCACATCATCTGTAATTTTTCTTTGAAGTTCTTCTAGTGATTGCTTTTTTGTAGATCCAATACGATCTTTTATTTCGCTATAGTTTGGTTGATTAGCCATTCTAATTTTGTCTGCTATTGTATTTACAAGATTTTTAATTTTACTTTTTTCTGTTTTATTTAAATCTTCTCCTAACACAGAAGCAAATACTAAGTTTAATTTTTTTAATGTTTGTGGATCGGTTTTTCCTTTAATAAAAGAATCTACTACAATGCTAGCAGCACTAGGATCAGTAAACATACGTTTAGTAAGGTCTTGTCTAGCTAATCTCATTTGCATAACTCCTGCTTCCATTATAGCATATCTAGGAGATAACACTCCTTTCATAACATTGTAAGCTCTGCCTAAAGCCATTTGAGTAGTATACCCTCCTGCTACGCCTCCCATAGCAATAGCTTTTCTATTAAAATTAATTATTGTGTTTACTTCCATAAGCTCGTCTAAATTTTTTAGATGTTGTTTTCCGATTTTTTCTCCGTGTGTTGCTATAAATAATTTTTGTAGTTCAGGTCTAGATACTTTGTATTTTGCTAACATAGTTTGTAGATCTAATTTTTCACCTAATTTTATTATTGGTTCTCCATTATAAAGATCTAACACACCTGCTCTTCTAACATCTATTTTTTCAGTAAATTTAATAGAACTCAAAGTAAGTTCTTCTACAAACAAATCAGATAATTTAGTCAGTACCGTTTTATCAGGATTTCGTCCATTAAGTCCAAACTCTTCTATTATTTCATCCATAGCATTTCCTTCTACTTTTCCTATGGAGTCTTCAGGAAGAAGTTTTTCGTATTCATCTCGTACTTCTTTTTTTAAAGTTATCTTATCAAATTCTGTTAAGGCTTCTTTTTTAGCATCTGGCGACATAGCAATTTTTTGCGCTAAACTTGGTTTTCCTATTCCATATGCACCATCTGTTCCTGTTCTAAAAAATAAAGAAGATATAATACTTTCTCTAATAAGTCCTAATTGTTTTACATTAGATACTAAACCTCCCTGTCTAGCTTTCTTTGATATATCTTGATAAGTTCTATAACTAAGTAATCCGTATAAACTGTCTGCTAATGTTCTAAAATAAGTTTGATCTGCATCATCTATTTTTTCTACAATTCTTTTTATAAATGTATTATCTTCTTTTAATTCTTTAAGTTCTGGTAATCTTCCTTTAGTAATTAACACTCTTCCCTGTATTAATTCTGTTAATAAATCATTATATTCTTTTCCTAATAAATCTCCCCATTCTCCTTGAAGTATATGAAGATTACTACTAATATTTCCTTTTGTTAAAGCATACCCAAAAGAAGTACGTAAAAGCTCTACAGCTTCTTT